CTCCGCGCGATCTTCGGCGGACGCATCATCGCCGCCGTGACGGACAACCGCGCGACGACGACGACCGCCGCCGAGAAGTGGATCACGATCGACACACCGGAGAGGAGCGACGACCGGTGACGAACCCGATCGACACGTTGTTCACCGAGGCGGATCGCGCCCGCGCCGCGGACCTCGATCGCCAACTCCGCGACGTCGGCAGGATCAGCAAGGGGTACTACGCGCGCGACGGGACGCCGATCACGTTCGGCCAATGGACGGTTCTCTTTCAACGGTTCGAGGCATATCGGATCGTGCGCCAGACGTGGACGCACTCCGGCGCGTGGATCTCCACGGTGTGGATGGGACTCGACCACGCGTTCGGGCAAGGCGCCCCACTCATTTTTGAAACGATGGCGTTCCACGAGGGCGAGGATCTCGAATGCGACCGCTACGCAACCGAGGCGGAGGCGGTCGCCGGACACGAGGCCATCGTGGAGCGATACGGCGGGCGCGATCACGACGGATCGAGGGCGCATGTTTGAACAGATCACACACGAGGACGTCGAGCGGATCGACCGCATCCACGAGGACGTGAAGCGGTTCTTGTTGCGCGAGCATCCCCGCGCCCCCGCCCTCGCGATCCTCGTCGCGTTGTCGTACGAGATCGGGCGGTGCGCCGGGATGATGTCCGAGGGAATGGACGATCGCGAGGTCGAGTCGATGTTGCGTGGTGTCCTCGGGATCATGCGCCGCCACGTCGAGGCGTTCCGCTCCGGGAAGTTGCGCGACTGAATCCCTGGCCTTCCCCGCGCGTTTGACTGTATATACAACTCCGATGTACCGTGGACAGGTATAAAGGAGATCAGCTAAGCACATGCGGATCAAAGCTACGAAGCAACCTCCACGCCCGACACGTCCTCACCGGTTGCCGGTCGCCGCGCCCGAGGCGATCGCCGAGTTTCTCAAACGCGAACCCAAACGCCGCGCCGTCCTCATCCGCATTGATACCCGCGTCCTCGACGCCTTCCGCGCCGAGGCGGATCGCCAAGGGATCGGGTATCAAACCCTGATGCACAACATTCTCACCACGGCGGCGATCACCTTGGGGGGGCAATCGTGACGCCGCAATTTCGCGAGGCGTTCGAGGCGATGAAAGCGGCGGCGGACGCCCTGATCGTCGTCAATACGCAGATCAAGCGGATGGGCGATGCGATGCTCGCCGCGAATGACGATCACGAAGATTTGCGGGAGCACGTCGTCCGCCTGGAAGGGATGATCCTGAATTTGACCGCCGAGGTCCGCCAACTCCGCGAGGGGCGATCCTGATGCCGACCATCGACACGAACATCGTCCAAGAGGACGACGGATCGTTCCGCGTGTACGTGCGCGACACGGATCCGATCACCGGCAAATCGAAGAAGGTCCCGCGGCGATTCCCCATCGGCACCACACTCGCCGCCCTCCAGGCGTACCGCGACACGCGGCGGGCGGTCGCGTTGGCGCCGGAGCCCGAGGCGGCGGCGGCGACCGGGTTCACCGCCGACGCGCGCCGGTACCTCAAATTGGAGGACGTGAAGGCGATGCCCGCGATCAAATCGCGGACGCGCGAGATCGAGAAGTGGATCGGGATCTTCGGCGACATGCCGCGCGAGGCGATCGACAAAAACATGATCAACGACGCCTTGTATCGGTTGAAGAAATCCGGCTATGCGGCGGCGTCGTGCAACCTGTTCCGGACCGCGTTGATGTCGTTGTGGACGACGCTCGACGGGCGGAGCGGCGCCAATCCCGTACGCGATGCCGTCGTGTTCGAGGAAGCGCCGTTGATGCCGCGCGGCCACTCCTACGATCTCCTGACGCGGATCCTCGACGCGATCCCCGACGAGCGGGGCATCGCGATCGACCGATCGACGCTCTATCGCGAACTCTGGAACGAACCCGCCACGACGGTTGCGAGACAGTACGGCGTGTCGTCGCGCTACCTCGGGATGATCTGTACGCGATTGAGTATTCCGCGCCCGCCGCGCGGGTACTGGACGATGCCCCCGTACGCGCGCGGACCGCGCCCGCCGTTGCACCGTGGCGTCAACGGACGGGCGCCGGAGCTTCTGAAATCGCGCGCCCGCCTGGAGGTCCTCGCATGGACCGGGATGGATCCCGGCCAATTGGCACGGATGGAACCCGAGCGGGATTTCTCGTTCGCGGGCGGCGGATGGTACTCGCCGCCGTTCCGCCGCAAGGGACGGCGCGTCACCCGAGCGCCCCGCCTCCCGGTACGCTTGCCGATGACGCCGGAGGCGCGGGAGGCCTTCCAACGCCTCCTCGCCGTGGGCGCCGTGGGCGCGTTCAGTGGCGCGTCGTTGCTGCACACGTGGATCCGCGCGCAACGGCGCGTCGAGCGGGCGATCCGCGAGGAGAGCGGCGACCCGACGTTCGTCCTCCCGCATATCCGGTTGAAGGACGTCCGGCATTCGTTCGGGACCAAGCTCTACGAGGACACGGGCGGCGACGAAAACAAGGTTGGGCAGATGTTGGGCCACGCGCCCGGTTCCCCGATGACGCGCCGCTATGCCCTCGGCGCGGTCCCCGATGTGCTCCGGCAAGCGATGGCGAAATGGACGCCCACGCCGAGGCGAAAGGTTTTTGGCGCGCGACGTCCCGGCGAGGGTCGAGGGGCGGGGGGTACCGCCTCCCCGTCAAAAGGGGCCAAAGTGGTACCCCTTACGCGAAATTCCTAGCAATTTTCCAAATTGTGGCGCCTCCTAAGCGCTAGGCCGTGCGTTCAATTCGCACCGGGGACACCATCAAAAACCCCTGTATTGACAGGGGTTTTTTGTTGTACGGCGTCCGCGCCGATCGCCGGACCGGGGGAGGGGGGTACCGCGGGGGGTACCGCCCGATACAGCCGGATACAGCCGGGTACAGGGACCCGGTACCGGGCGAAGGTCCTCCCGGCGAGTGGACGCGAGATGCGAGGGGTTCGGCGATCTAGTCCGGCGTTCAACGGATGGGTCGTTTCACGTGAAGCGACTCGACCATGCCCGCGCCCCTCCAGGCGTCGAGGGCGCCGGACGATCGGAGGTTCGGAGGCACCGGAGATCGCGTTCCGGCGAGGCGCCGGGACGGGCGGGGGCGGCGCCGGGCGTTTACTGTCCGACGCCGGGCGTTTCGAGTTGGAGGCGGCGCAACACGTCCTCGAACGTCCATTTCACGCTCGACGCCGTGACCCGGTAGCGGGGATACACGCCGGGCGTCACGTCGATCCGATCGATCTCGACCACTTGAATCGTGAACGTGCCGGAGATCCCGAGGTCCGGGAGGTCGATCGAGACTGATTTGCCGCTCCGGGTTTTGGGATCGTGGGTCGAGTATTCCACCGTGGTGATCGGGTACGCGAACAAGGTGAGATCGGCGCGCCCACTCGCGGTCGCTTGCGGGATCCCGAGGCGGTTGTCCCGGATGTGGTGTTCGATGATCCCGTCGCTGCCATCCTTGGCGGCGAGTGCCGCTTGTGCCGCGGCGTCGTCCACCTGGATGCAGATGTTCACTTCGTCGCCGCGGAGGATGTCGTACAGGATCGCGCCCGGACCGCTCGCGGGGATGCCGGTGAGTTCCGTCACCGTGTCGCCGATGTTCACGCCGCCGAGTTGGGCGTCCGATTTGTTGTCCTGATAACTCGTCGTCGCGTTGTCGTCGATCGTCGCTAACGCCTTGTACGAGGTCCCGCCGCTTTCGGTCCGATAGAGTTTGCGTTGGACGGTTCCGGCGGGTCCGATCGCGATCGCGGTGACGAGGATTTGCCCGCCGCCCGCGGTGTTCACTTGCGGATAGGTTGCGCCGAGGGCGCCATCGGCGGCGGCACTATAGAACGTCGTCGTCGTGTTGTCGTTGATGGTTGTCTCAAGAAGAAAGGTCCACGGCGATCCGTTGATCGGCGTGCGATAGATGCGCCGCTTCGTCACGCGCGCATCGGGCGACGTCGGAATGCCGGAGAGTTGCGCGCCGCCGGTCGCCACGGGCACCGATCCGATCGAGTTGCCCCACGTCGTTTCGCCGCCGGTTGCGGTGACGAAGGTCACCATCCACCAGTACGTTCCGTTCCCGAGGGCGCCGCCCGCGGTGTTCGCCGGAGGGAGCCCGGCGGCGCCGAGTCCGCTATCCGCTTTGGTATCGGTGTACGTCGTCGTGGTGTTGTCGTTGATCGTCGCGAGGAAATACCACGCCGCCCCGTTCACGTTCGTCCGATAGAGTTTCCGTTTGGTGACGCCCGCCGGACCGATCGCAATCGCTGAGAGGTCCGCACTCGCATACAGGATCGTCGTGCCCGTCGTGTTGCTCGAGGGCGCCGCGGCGCCGAGGGCGCTATCCGGCTTGTCGTCGACGATCCCGCCGTAGGCATCGCCCGCGATCTCTTTCACGAAGCGGGGCGCGCCGCCCGCCTTGGGCACACGATAGAGGCGGCGCGCGACGACGCCCGGACCGCCGTGGGCGTTGATGTAGATTTCGTACGACCGCGTGCCGACCATGTTGTACCCGGCGTTGGCCGGGACCGCGCCGAGGGACGCGTCCGGCGTCGTGTCGTGATACGTCGTCGTCGTGTTGTCGTTGATCTGGACCACGAACCCGAAGTTGGATCCCTGATTCGCGCGCCCGCGATAGATGCGGCGCCCCGTGATGCCGGGCGGACCGATCGGGATATTCGAGATCGGCACCGAGCGATCGAGGGCGGTTGTCCCGTTGAATGGGAAGCTCAGTGTGGCGATCCCGTACGATGTGCTTGGCGCCTCGTAGATGCTCGACTCGCCCACGGGCGATACCCACGACACGGCATAGTAGTACTGATAATTCGCGGGACTCGCCGAGGTGAGCCCGAGCCCATCGCCGCGTGGTCCTGGGAGTGGTTGCGCGTTGACGATCGAGAAGGTCGCACCGGGTAAGGTTTCGCCCGCGGCGTTGCGCGCGGTCACACTGTAATAGAGCGTCGGGAGCCCACTGCCCGGCGGATTGTTCGTCGGGACGCCCATGAACGTATCGCGCGCCGCGGACGTGGCGATGCTCGCGGTATCGGTGAGGGTCCCGGTTGTCTCCGGTCCGAGGTCGATCCAATTGACGGGACCGTTCGTTGTCTCGCCGTACGCGGTGACGAACGTCACCAGCCAATAGTACCGACCGACACTCAACGATCCGCCGACACGGCGCGCGAGCGTCGGCGCGGTCGCGGGCGGCGGGAACGGCGCATCCACGGCGGTGATCGCCGTGGCCGGATCCGCGACGTTGGGGATCGTGGCGGCGTTCGAGGGGACCGATTGCGGCGACTCGACGCCACTTCCGATCGTCGTGACTTTGTAGCTATAGGGACCGGCGCCGAGATTGCCGACCACTTGTTGCGGCGCCGCATAGGGCGGCGCGGGTCCCGGTTGGAGTCCCTTCCCGCTATACCGGATCCGTTGCGGGCCACTCACGACGAGCCCGCCGCTTGAGGCGTACCACGTCCCATCCTCCACGGGGATCGTCGTCGCTCCAGGCGCGACCGGTTCCCGCGCCGCGGCGCCGCCGCCCTCGCTATAGACGCGCGTCCGGAGTTGCGTGGCGTCGAGGGCGTGCGTAATCGGCGGGTCGTTCAGCAGGACCCGCGCCGCGCGCGTGATCGGCGTCGGGGCGTCGAAGGCTTCTGTAATGAACAGATGCACATCTTTCTGATAGTCGACGTACCAATATCCGCCGATGCGTTGCGACAACCGCGAGAAGCACTCCGTGACGTCCTCTTCGGTGAAATCGATCCCGCCCTCGACGATTGGGAGCCCGTCGACGATATGCGTTCCCGTGTATCCGGCGGGCGCGTACCGCGTGAGCACGTCGCGCGCGATCGCCGTGGCGGACTGTTGCCCGTACCGGATGCGGACCTTGCGCCGGTTGATCCCGAGGGTGTAGTCCTGGCACGTGACTTCGTACACGCGATTGCTTGGCACGCCCTCGTACGTCGTCGTGATCGTGTCGACGAGTCCGCCGAAGATGACATTGGCGGGATCGAGCGATCCGAGTCCGATCCGGACGTCGTGTCCGGCGGCGGGCGCGACCTCGACGACGAAGCGGCACGTGTTCGGCTGATCGGTCAAGAGGTCGCGCACGGACAACCCGGCAATCCGCATCGGCGGCGTGGCGCCGTTGATCGTCCACACGAGGCGGGTCCGATCGATCGATTGGAATCCCCACGTGAGGGACGGGGAGGCGCCCGCGTTGTTGCGCGCGACGATGCGCCACAGATAGTCGATCCCGCCCTCGCGGATCGTCGCGACATAGTTCGTCGTCGTCCCACTCACGGTCGCCACGCGCGGCGGCGGGACGTACGCATCGGGTCCGAGTCCCACATCGTAGAAAATCGGCGTCGTGTCCGCGGGTACCGCGGTCCACGTCAACGTGACGGGCGAGGCGAGCCCGATCGATCCGTTCGCGGGGGCGATGAGCGTCGGGCTCGAGGGTTTGCGCGCGGTGAACGTCCACACCGGTCCGACGACCGTGCCGAACACACTCTCCGAGGTCACGCGCCAGTAGTAGACGGTCCCATCGGTGAGGGGCGGGAGATCCACACTCGGCGTCGTGCCGGTGCGATAGGTGGGCGGCGGGTTCGTGGTGCCGAACTCAATCCGATACGAGGCGCCGCCATCGCCCCGCCACGTGAGCGTATACGGTCCGGCGGCGGTATCGGTGGGCGGGTTCGGATTGCGCGGGACCTCCGGCAAGGCGGCGTTCAACCGGAACGCGTTCAGTCGTCCGATCCCAAGTCTCGCCTGGAGCAGTGCCATCGGTCCCGCCGCGGGCGGCGCGCGTTAGACGCCGATCCCGAGGAGTTGCTTGATCCACGTGGACGCGGTGATCGCGTTGTAGATCGCGGGCAGGTCGCCCACGTAGAAGCCTTTGATCGCGTTGATCTCGTCCTGCGTCAGGCCGAGCGTGATCAGGTCCGCATCGGGCCATGTTTCGAGTTGCGCTTTGAGTTGCATCCCGTCGGTCGCGTGATCGCGCAGCATCGCCGCGAGGTTGCCCGCCTGCTGCTGGAGTTCGTCGGCGGTGAATTGCTTACCCGCTTGAATGATCGCCACGAATTGGCTCCTTCCTTAACCCATCGCGTGATACGACATGCTGCCGAGGAAGCGTGTTGAATCTGTCAGGTCGCTGCCGACCAAGTAATTCTGCGGAAGATTGACGCGCAGGTAGCCTGCATCCCAGCCCGGGCCACCCAGACTCCACGTCAGCGGATTCGTGATATTCGAATTGGCTAAATTGTCAGCGACGATGGCGCAACTCGCGCCAGCGATGGCGGTCAAATATGGAATGTTTGAGAGAAAGACGGCCCCGTTCAACGTGCCTTTGGTCGTTAACTGCACCTCGAATTCCAGCGTCACGAGCCGACCGACTTTCGTATACAACCCGAATTGTTTGAGATAAACCTGCCCGCTGGCTCCGCCGTCTGCAGTAATGCGGGGCAACCACGTTCCTTCATGGTAGTCGTCGAGCGTGTTGGGATCGGCGGAGGGGTTCTGCGTCGGCGGAAAAAAGAATTGTCCCTTTAATAATTGCAGCACGCCCGCCGCGTTGAGTTGCAGGAGCGCATCCAACGCGCCCCCGCCAGCAGGGATCGCCTGCACGGTAAGCACGCCACTTCCGAGCGTCACCAGCAACGCACGTTTACTCGCGTCGTCCTGAACCCACGCGGTTCCGTTATGGTTCGCGTTCTGGGTCAAGGTCACCACGTCCGCGAATGGACCGACTACCCGGCTTTTCGTTGTCGCCCCGGCATAATCCAAGACAATGCGTGGCGTCGTTTTCTGCAGCGTGAGATCCCCGCCCGTCGCCAGCAACGTCGGTTCACCCTTGATCGTATCGGCATCGGCGAAGGTCGCGAGTTGATTCGCGGCAGCAGTGCCGCTCTTGTCGACCAGCCCCGCGAGCGACGCATCGATCGTGTCGAGCAATCCGTCTACTTGCGTTTTGTTCCAGACGGTCCCGACGGTGCCCGATCCGTCGTCGTCAATGAGTTGATCGAACCAACTCCGATTCAGCGGAGGTGCCATTTACGAAATCCTCGTTACACCGCGGGCCACTTGCGCCCGGTCCGCATCATGCGCGTGAGTTCCTCGGACACGGTCCGCGCCACGTCTTGGCCGGTCCCGTTGACGTTGAACGTGTTGTTATACGTGCTGGAGTACGCCGCGCCGCCGCCGACGATTTGCGCGGGCGAGGGCATCGCGTTCAGAAAGGGATTCAGTTGATCCCACGTGAACGCGCCCGCGGGCGGCGTGATGCCCAACGCTTCCCAATCCGGATTCATCGGACGCCCGCCATACCCCGGCATCGAGGCATTTCCCTCGCCGTGCACGACCGGACCAAAGTATCGTCCCTCGGCGAACTGTCGTTGCACTCTCGCAATATGCCCCGGTGATCCCCACGGTCCGTAATTGGTCATCGTCCCCGGACCGCCCGCGGGGAGTGTCCCGCTCATCGTCCCTTGCCCTTGGCGCACCGCCTCCATCGCTTCCGACCACGAGAGGGCGGCGCGTTGCGCGTGTCCCACGATCGTATTGGCCGTGTCCGCGGACGCCTGCCCGATGATGAGGAGGTTCCCCGCGTATTGGTCGACCGCATCTTGTGCCGCGCGCGCCTGGTTCTCCGCGTTCTGGATCGCCGAGGCGGAGTAGCGATCGGAGTGCGTGATCGCCTCGTTGTAGGTCGCGACGGCGCGATCGCGAGTCTCCTCCAACGACTGGATCGATCCCGTTTTCAACTCGCCCCAATTGACCATCATGTTCTGGATCCGTTGCGCGGCGATGGCATCGATCGCCGCGTAGTGCTCCGTCGTCCCGATCTTCATCTCGGCGAGTTTGGCTTTATAGTCGGTCGCCCATCGTTGGATCTCGGCGATTTGCCGGTCCGTGGCACTCTTGGCGCCCACGGCTTGTGATTCATAGAGGTCGAGCCCGAGTTGCGTGAGTTCCTCGTCCGCCGCTTTCTGGAGTTCCTTCGCCTCCGTCAACTCGTCGAGGGCGGTTTTGATCGCCTTGACTTGCGGCACCGTGAGCGAGTACGCCGCGGCGAGTTTCTCGACGGAGGCGCCGCCCTCTAACAGCTTTTGAATGTGGGACACGAGGGACGCGTCGATATCATCGATCGTCGCCTGGACCGGGCGCGCGTATTCGTTGACCTCCTCGAATCCCTCCGCCCATTTCTTCAACGCCTCGGCTTCTGCCTCCGCGCGTTTCTTGGCTTCCTCCGCGGCGCGTTTGTTGGCGGCGATCGACTCGGTGTTTTCTTTGTCGAGTTGCCGTTGGACCTCCGCGAGCTCGCGCCCGCTCAACGCCGTGTCGGCGAGTGCCGCCTTGAAATCGGAATAGGGTTTGATCGGCGGCGCCGCCTTGTCGAGCGTGGCTTGGAGGTCCTTCGCGCCGCCGTCCATCAGGTTCCAAAATTGCCCCCACGAGGCGGCGATACTCATCGAGGTCCCCGGTTGCATCCAATCCGGGAGTTTGGTCGCGGCGAAATCAACGACGGCGTTCTTCGCGGTGATAAAGAACCCGGCGACCTCGCCCACGATCACCTTGGCGTTCTTGTACATGGTCCCGAGGTCGTCGACGAACCCATCGATCGCTTTTGACGAATCGTCACTCATCGTCCACGCGGCATCCCCGACCTTGCCGAACTCCTCATTCATCGCGGGCAACGCCTCGCGCCATGTCTTCTCGAGGACCTGTTGCGCGCGGGTCGCGCGTTCGGTGGGATCCTCGATCTCGCCGATCGCGCGTGCCAACTCGCGCATCTGTTCATAGGCGTTGAGTCGCTTGAACGCCTCGACGTTGATCCCGAGGTTCTTGAGTCCGGCGATCACGCCCGCGTTGTCGGTCCCGAGGGCGAGGGTGAGATCCTGCGAGGCTTTCACGAGGGTCCCGAGCGGCACACTCGATCCCGCCGCCGCCGCTTGCAGGCGTTGGACCTCGTCGGCGGTCATTCCCGTTTGCGCCTGGAGCTTTTGCACTTCGTCGGCAAGGTCGAGAATGCCCTTCCCGAAGTTGAGGACCGCGCCCACGGTGAACATCCCCGCGAGTTGTCCCGCGAGTCCGTTAAAGAGACTCGTCGTCACGCCCGCCGACTGTCCCGCGGTTTTGGTTTCCTCGCCGACCTTCTTCGCCGCCCCGGCGAGTTTGTCGAGCCCGGCGGGGACGTCCATCCCGAGGGCGCGCATCTTCTCGGACGCCTCCGCCGCCTTGGCACTGACCTCCGCGAGTTCCTTCTCCGTGAGTTTGGCGGCGCCGCCGATGCGCTCGATCGCCTCGACCATCAACGCGGCATCCTGGATCAATTTCTGCCCGGAGAACCGGTTGGTCATCCGCGAGAGGGAATCCCCGACCTTGTTCGCGTCGTCCTCGAACGATCGCAACTCGACCTCCGCCTTGTTGACGGCATCGAGGAACGGCGTGAAATCGGCGCGGAAGGTTCCAGTAACATCGGCCATCGCTTACCACTCGGCGTCGTCGCGCGGCGGGAGGGCGCGCGCGGGCGCGTCCGCCGCCTCGGGCGCGGATGTCCCTCTCAAGATATCGACGAGGGCGTAATAGTCGTCAGGGTCGAGGGCGCGAACCCACTCGACGCGCCATCCACACCGGACGGCGAGGGCGAGATCGGTTTTGCGTCGAGCGATCCATCCCGGCGTTTTTTTTCCTCCGCTCGCGCGGCGCGTGTCTCGGCGTCGTGTCGCTCGATCGCCTCTTTCAACTCGAGGAACGAATCCGGGTCGAGACTCCGCAACGTCATCTCGATCTCGTCGAGCGGGAACGGGCGCCCGTTGGCATCGCGGAGCGGCACGATCTCCCCGTGTTTATCGCGCAAGGTCCAGTCCACGAGATACGCGGATACGATCGCGATCCCGACCTTGAACGCGTCGACGCGCAAGGCGCCATCGATCCCCGGTCGATACATGCGCGCGTGCGCGTCATTTTGTTCGCCCCAATTGAGGCGGCGTTTCACGGTGATCGTGTCGCCCCCGGACAACGGGAGGACCTTCACCTCGGGATCGACGAATCGCGAAAACATCGTTCAGTACTCCAAGGGTCCGAGTGTGGCGATCATCGACGTCTCGCCAATCTGCGAGGCGCGAATCGGCCAACAGAACTGCCCGTTGGGACGCGGCGCGGTAAAGAGCGGCGGGCGGTCCCGGTCGCGTGACGCGCGCGCGAGCATCACGCGATCGGCGCGGGCGAGGCGCGCGGAGAGGGTCCATTTCCCCTCGCGCGATTTGTGCACACTCCAGGCGCCCACGGTCGCGACGGTGTAGTACCCCCACGCAATCGCGCCCGTGCGCCCGCGGAGCGTGATCGTGTCGAACACGCGCCCTCACTACGGCGTCGTTGGGGCGCGGGTCCACGGACCGGCGGCGCGGAACTCACCGGAGACAGTCGGCGCGCCGTCGACGCTCGTATCAATCTCGGCATCCATGTACGCGAGCCCACTCCAAAAGAACGTGTTCTCCGTCGTGTTGGGCGTGAGCTTCAAGACGCCCGGTGTGGGCGAGTCCGCCGCCTCGAACAACGTGACATCGGCGGAGTTCCAGAACCCGGCGACCGATCCGCTCACGTCCTTCATCCCCGGCACGTAGACCTTGTTGCTATCGCCGAAACAGGTCACGTCCTCGTAATCGGTCTTAAAGGACGCCTTCCAATTGTTCAAACTGATGATCGCGACGGGCGTTCCTGGGAGTGTGCCCGTCGCGTCCCACGCGACTTCACCGTATCGACCGGTTTTGATCATGATGTCCTCTGCTTAATTCGCAACCGCCATTTGGATCCGGTACTGCCCGCCGCGGTGTTGCCAGCGGATCATCGTGTCGAGATCGTCGACCTCGTTCGCTTGCTCGCGTTTCAACCGGTACCCGGTCATCCAGCCATAGCCCGGCACCGTGAGGGGGACGTCCTCCAGCAACACATTGATCCGTGCCGCCGCCTCGATCGCCGTCGATCCCTCGTGCGCCTGGATGACGGCCTTCACGAGATAGACGAGATGCTCGAACGCGCGCCCGCCGAACGTGGGAATGTCGATCGCGTCGATGAGCGACACGATTACAAACCGCGTGCATTGCGGCGGCGCCTCGTCGAGCCACACGCCATCGGGCACAAGGGCGGCTAAGGCGGCATCCGCCTGCAATTGCGCGATGATCGCGTCGTCGATCGCGGAGGAATCAGGCGGCGGCATCGAAGGAGCCCGTGACGATGAGTCCCTCGCGTTCCAGCATGAACACGAGGCGCGCATACATGGCGGTCCGCCACTTGATCGCGGTCCGTACGAACAGGTGTGTCGGTTTCATGTACCCGAGTCCGCCCGGTCGCGTCGAGGATCGGCGGGTCGCGGTCCCGTTGTCGTAAAACCACGCGTGCGGCGCGTGGTTGTAGAGGATCGCGTTCACGCCTAACGCCTTCGACGACGCCCGCATCCCGGACCCGCCCTCACCGGGCAGGCGCATCTTGAGCCCGCGCCGGAGGTTCCCCGTGGGTCCGATCGGATACCCGTTATAGATTTCCGTGAACGCGTGTTGCACCGAGGACGACACGATCCCGGACGCCTCGTTCGTCAGATGCTCCGGGAGGTTCCGCAACCACGCGCGCAACTCGGTGAGCCCGGTCCACTGGATCCGATTCGTCCCGCCGCCAATGGTCGTCACGCGATCACCTCTTCACACGTCAACTCGTGATCGATCGCCTGGAGATCCGGATTGCGGATCCCGGTCACGTTGAACACGCCGCCGCCGTCGACCCACACGCGCGTTTGCGTGGTGACTTGCGGATGGAAATCCATCGTGATCGTGTGGGTCGCCGTGGTGAGGTTCGTATCGGCGCGGTCGCGCTCGAGGTTCCGGACGGGCGTGGGACGCACCGCCGCGAACATCGTCGACGGCGTGAGGTCGTTCCACGTGTACGCGAATCCCCCGTGCCCGTCCGGGATCGGGTCGCCCGGATTGCGGAGCGTGATGAGGTGCCGCCGATCGCCGCGTGTCGTGGGAGGCATCGTCGATCACGCAAGGGCGGGCGTGCGGAAGCGAATCAGGATCGGATCGATCTCCGCCCACACGCCTTTGTCGACGTCGAGATCGTCACGGTCCGCCGGGTCGTCGCCGCGGTGTTGCCAGAGGTACGCGACGAGGACGAGGGTTGCCATTTGCACCGGGAGCGGCGCCGTGGTGTCGTCCCACGTTTTCGCCTCCGCGGTTTTGAGGTAGTCGACGAGGACCGCGGAGGCGGCGTCGACTTTCTGTTGCACGTCGGCATCTTGGGTCGTCGTCGTGATCCGCAGATGCGCCTTGGCCATCGGGAGGGAGATGAGCGCCATCGTTACGTCCTCGTGACCGTCGACACGGTGAGATCCCGTCCGGGCGGTCCCGGCGGTCCCATCGGTCCGGCGGCACCGTCGCGCCCGTCGCGTCCGCGTTTCACGGTGAGCGTCCACGCCTTGGCGGTGTCACCTGGACGGGTCGCGGTCGCCGCGTTGCAATGCCACATCGAGCCCGCCCACGTCACGCCGTCGCCGGGCTCGTACGCCTTGCCCTCGACGAACACACCGAGATAGCGGAGTCCGGGCGCCCCATCCTTCCCGTCCACGCCTGGAGGTCCCATCGGTCCCGGCGGACCGGCGACGGGCTCCCGCGCCTCGACGAGGGCGACTCGTTCGCGGATGGCGCCGAGGTCGCGGAGCACGCCGATCGCCGACGTGGACGACGCCTCGGCGCGCGCCTCGATCGCCAGCACGCGATCGGACATGGCGGCGAGAATCGGGGGGAGCGATTCGACGATCGCCACGCGCGCCGACAACGCGGCGAGGACCGGCGCCGGGTCCGGGCGCGACTCGAGGTTCACGACGCGATCCCGGATCCCCGCCACGGCGGACGTTACGACGTCGCGCACGACGTCGCCGAGACTCGCCGACAACGCCGCGACTTCGGGTTCGGTCATACGGTCGCCCTCCCGATCGCCCGCCGGAGATGGGATTCAAACGCCGCCGTTAACAGGTGCAACGGCAACGCCTTCTCACCGCCCTCGTCGTCGTCCTCGTCGTCGTCCTCGACGTCCTCGAACTCGTCGTCGTCGTCCTCGTCCTCGTCGACGTCCTCGGGCGCGACCGCCTTCACCGGGTTCGCAAACGGATCACTGGCGTCCCGTTTCGCGAGGGCGGCGAGGGAGTAGTACTGTTGCTGCGCGAGCGGCGAATCCCCGCCCGCGACCTTGCCGAGCCCGAAGTATTTCCGCCGCGCTTCATTCGGGCTCATCATCGCGCCGGAGATCGCGTCGGTCCCAGCCTTCGTTCTCGTCGCCGTATCCATCCACAAGAGGTCGTCGATATCGAACTCGGTGCCGATCGTCGGGCGCGGGAATTCGAGCCCGCGATCCAAACACGCCTCGAACGACCCGAGTAAGGATTGGATACATTGCGAGTAGTACTGTTGGAGCAACGGTTCGACGTTGGCGTACGGCGGGGGCGGTCCGACGCCGATCATGTACGCGGGCACGTGATAGCACGAGCACACCGTGTCGGCGGTCCATTTGAGTTGATCGATCAATTGCGAGTCGACGGCGTTCACCGCCATCCCTTCGTACTTGAGCCCGTCGCCGAGGATCGCCACGCGCCCATAGTTGGCGCCGCCGAAGTTTTCCTCCCAATACCCCTTGAGGCGTAACGCCGCCTCGTCGCTGATCTTGCCGGGCGCGGTCAAGATGCCGCCCGGCTTACTGCCATTGGCGAAGAACCGCGACGAGGAGTTCTGGATCGTCAATCCTTGCGAGGCGGAGAGTCCGCACGCGAACAACGGTGTCACGCCGCACAACGGATGAAAGATCGGGCACATCATGTCGTGGATGATTTCCGACGCGGGCACCACGATCGCCTGATTGGTACGCGGGTCGAGTTCGGGGACGTCGGAGAGGTCGTCGCGCCCGAGTTGGTAATAGACGCTCCCATCGGGGGCGATCAAGGGCGTCACGCGCGCCGGGTCGAGGACGTACATCGCGACGACGACCCGCCGGTTGTCGCGTTGCTTGAGGACGTACGTGTTGCCCGCGACGAGTTTGGAAATCATCCAGCGTTCAACAAACTTGATGATCGTCTGATACCGATTCGGCGTCCGGAGGACCGGCGAGTACGCCGGGTTCTGGACCTCGTGCCAAATCCCGTCGTCATCTTGCTCGACGAGGCGGAGGCGGAGTTTCGCGATATCGGAGGCGATGAGCGTGACGCACGCGAACACCGCGAAGTACGCGAGGACCGAATCCGCGCGGAGTTCCTGATTCTGTTGCCACGCGCCCGTATAGGGCTCGCGGATCGTGAGCGAGGACCATCCGCCGCCGGACCCGGACCCGCCGCCGATCGCCGGATAGAGGGGACGGAGGGCGGGCGCCGCCACGGTCCGCCGCGGCAACGCCTTCAACGTGAGATCGAACCCAAACAAACGCATCGTGTGTAGCCTGGAACGTTTCACCGCGCGGGGATCCGCGGGAGCGACTCCGCGGAGGTCCCCCGCGCGGCGCGCGACGATCTACGGCGCGGGCGCGTAATTCGCCCCGCTGACGTACTTCACGGCTTCATCCCGTCCCCGCTTCCAATTGATAAACCGTTCCGCCCGCAAGCCTACGAGGTTGTTCTGCCAGAGCGACACGAGGACCGTGGTCGCGTCCGGCGGCGCCGCGGGCGCGGAGTCCATTTGGACGGACGCTTCGCGCGACACGTCGATCGCCACGCCGCCATCGTCCGCGAAGAGGACCGTCGACGGTTGCAACGCGATCACGTTGAGGGCGGCGGCGTTGCTCGTGACGACGGAGATCCCCTCGATCGATCCGCCCGTGACGCCGACGTTCGGGAACACCTTGTTCCCCAACGCATCGCGCGCGAATCCACACGCGAGGGCGTTCACTTCCGACATGATGATCACGGCGCCGCCGAGGGGGATATTCGCCGCGGCGAGGGCGCCGAGAAGCAATTGAATATCCTTCAGCGGATCCGCCGTCGACGTGATCGCCGTGGTGCCATTGGTGATCGACGCCGGGTTGACGTTGGCGACCGCCGCGACCGCCGGATCAATGAACTGCGCGTCGAGGAACGCGGCGATCCCCGCGATCATGTCGGCGCGACACACCGCCTCGGCGGAGGGGTTCGAGGTCCGGACCAGTTCCTCGGTGAGGACGATGATCCCGGACGCCTTCGACATATCTAGCTTGGCGAGTCCGAACCCGAGTTTGGTCACCGGTTTCGGTTTCGCTTGACCTACCCATCCGTACGACCCGCCCGCGGTTTGCACGGGTACCGAGGTATTGAACGGGACGCGTCGGAGGTTCGGGATCTTGCCAAGGATCGTGGCGGGGCGGAGCAACTCGAGGAACTCATTCGCGATGTTTTGCACCGCGGGCACGAGGTTCCCCGCCCACGCGGGATCGGTTGTCGTGCCCGGCGCAACCGCCGCCTTGAGATACAACCCGACTTCGGGTGTCGAGTCTTCCCATTGCTTGGCGTACTCGATCGCCTCGAATCGGTTCCCGCGGGACGCGAGGATCGCCATCGCCACACGCGTGAACGCGGTGCCCGGCGCCAAATTCGATCGCACCTGGATCACCGGGTTCGCGGATTTCACCGCAAGGGCGGTGCCCCCGTGCGGACGCGCGGCGACCGCGGACGCCGCGGCGACGTTGGCGGACTCCAACGCGCGGAGGCGCGTCAGGTGCGCGTCGATCGATTTGAGTTCGAGTTCGAGCGTGTCGTATTCCTCGGTTTGCGCCTCGTCGAGGGTGACGCCCGCATCGGCGGCGGTTTGCATCAACTCCGCCATCCGCGCCGCCTTCGTGGCGCGCGTGGCATCGAACGCGGTGATCTGTTCCTGGATGGTTTGTTTCATGGCGGGCGCGACTTTCACGCGCACAACGGGGAGCGTGTCCGCAACGCCGGACGAGGTGATGCCTGACGCGGCAAGGTGTGGGGCGTCGAGCGATTTGATCGTCAGGATCGAGGCGTCGACGTTCGCCGGGATCGTCACGAGGGAGAGTTCCACGACTTCCGTTTTCAGGAAATGAATCCCGCCCTCTTTCAGGAACTTCATCCCGTCGTGCAAGGGACGGAACCCGATCGACACGCCCCGCATCAACCCGGCGACAAGGGAGGTCCACGCCTCGTCGATGCGGTCCTTCACGGCGCCGGGAGTCGCGATCGTCGCGAGGGACGCGGTAAAGGTGATCGCCTCGGCGGTGGCACTCAACGTCGCCGATCCGACCGGACGTTCGCGATCGTGGTGCAACAACAACGGCAGGGGATTCTGGAACGTCGCCCCGAGGGGTTCGAGGATGTCGCCGCGGCGATCGGGGGCGGGCGTCGAGGCGATCCCGGTGATCGTGCGTTTGGCGGCGTCGATCGCCTTGACGTGAAGGACCGCGTACGCGCGGTGAAGATCCATCGCGGCGGATCGTGCGGGACTCCGCCGCGACTCTCAAACTTTCGGCGACAAAAATCCTTACGGCGCGGGTTGGACCGTGAACGTCTGGCTATTCGTCACGAGGACCCCGCCAAGCTGGACGGACACGGGGATCGGTCCTGGCGTCGTGAGGGTCGCCATGTTGATCGGCGTCGTGGCTTCCGTTGGCGATACCACGGTCGTCGGGACCGCGTTCCCATTCCAGAGGATCACGGCGCCGGGACCGAACCCGGTTCCCTGGACGTGCAACGTAAAATTCGCGCCGCCGATTTGCGCCGACGCGGGGACAAGCGATGTCACCGAGGGGATCGGTGTCTCCGTCCAGGCGAGGACCGCATCGGAGGGCCACTCGTACGCACTCGGCGCGTACGTCGGGCGCGGGAATGTCGGATCACGCGTGAGGGTCAACACGTCCATTCCGCGGTACGGTCCATCGGCGGGCAACGGGGACCCAAGAAACGTCGCGAGTTGGCGATAGTCGAAGCGCATGATCGGATCCTTTCAGGCGCGCCGGAGGGCGCGGCGCATCAATTCCGGAATCGTGACCCGTTCCGCCGCGGCGCGGGTACACACGGCGTCGTACTGGCGCGTGGGGATTCGGACGTGGACGTTCACCGATCGCGGGTCTTGGGCGTCGAGCGGCGGACGTCCGCGGCGTTTCGGCGGCGGCGCGGTGTCAGGCGATGACACGGCGGAACTCGATCCCGTCGATGCGATCTTGGGCGGCGTGACCGGGGCGATCGATATACGGGCGCCCCGCGGCGTTGTGGCGGAATACGATCGCGTATCCCTCGCCGGTATCATCGGCGAAATTGCACCTGGACGTTACGTCCTCGCCGGTCGCGCGGCGGATCACGTGGAGGTCGACGCCGGAATCCTTCAAGAGGCGATGCCGCGCGACGTCCATCGGACCGTACCGGACGGACGGGCGATCGAGGATGGGGGCGGCGGTGTGGGCGGCGAAGGCGGCAACGGTTCCGCCGAGGAACGCGCGTCGGTTCATGTTCTTACCTCCCGAACACAAACATTTGATACTCGGGTTCCGGGTCCGCCTGGAGGGTCGCGAGTTTCCGCGCGAGCAACGCGCCGATCACCGGGTCGATTCGTCCGCGACTCTTCTTCTTCACCGGGTAGATGTTGTCTTTGCCGTCCCGTTGTACCACAACATTCGAGACACACCACGTCATCAGTGGATGCCCGCCCGCGTCGATGAGTCCGTCGAGGACGTCCGCCTCGAACTCTTTCGACGGTCCCGACATATGCGCCATCGTTTGCGGGATCTCGACGACTTCGAGTCCCTCGCCCTCCAACTCCGTCGCGAGGTTCCCGGCGTTGTACGGGTCGATGCCGATTTGTTGCACCGCGAATCGTTCCGTGGCGTCCTTCACGAGATCGAGTACGACGCCCTGATCGATGCGGTTGCCGGGATTCGTGCGGAGGAACCCTTGCGCGACCCACTCGAGGTATGGGGCGCGGTCGCGATGCGCGCGTTCCTCCAACGTATCGGCGGGCGTCAAACACCACGGGACGATCCGCCACGACAACCGATCGCCGTTCGGCGGGAACACGAGGACGACCGCGGTCAAATCGATCTTCGATGAGAGGTCGATCCCGAGATAGCACGGTTCGCCGGCGAGGTCCTCGACGTCCCACGTCGATTGACCCGCGCGCCAACCTTCCATCGACAACCACGGCGCGTCGACGTTGACCCAAATGTTCAACCGTTTCTGTTTGAACGCCGCCGCCGCCGCGGGCATGTGGATCGCCTTGTTCACGAGGGCGCGGAGGTCCGCCGGTTTCACCGATACGCCGTAGTTCGGATTCGCCTTGCGCCACGTGCGTTCCTCGCGCCAGTCGTCGCCCTCGTCCGCGTGACTAATGAACGCGAACACCGTGTCGTCGACGAGGACGCGATCGAGGACCTTGCACGCGTAATCGTGTTGATCGCCGCACGGGGAAACCGGGTCGTTCCCCGCCGTGGTGATCCAGTTGATGACCGGTTGTCTCCTGGCACCGGTCGCCGTTTCCATCACATCGATCATCCCGCGCGACTTCATCGCGTGCGCCTCGTCGATCGTCACGCAATGCGGGTTGAGTCCGTCCGTCGAATCGCGATCGGCGCCGAGAGGTTCCAGCTTTGAGGCGGTCGCGTCCCGGTGCAAGTTCGCCGTGAGGGAGATGATCCGCGAGCGGAGCCCACTCGACGCAACGAGTTGTTTACAGTCGTTGAACACGATCTTGGCTTGCTCGCGTTTGGTCGCGATGCAATACCCCTCGGCGCCGGGCTCCCCGTCGAAAAACGAGAGATACAACGCGACGATCGCCGCCTCCAACGATTTGCCGTTCTTGCGGGGGATCTCGTTGTACGCGGTCCGGAACCGGCGGAGCCCGGTCCCGACGTGGACCCACGCGAACACCGATCCGAGTCGAAAGAGTTGATGCGGTTCGAGGACGATGTACGAGCCCGCCCACTCGCCTTTGTAGTGCTTGAGGCGTTCGGCGAATCGATAGAACCGATCGGCGAGGGGCGGGACGAAGCGATACGGAAAGGCGCGGGTTGCCTCGTGCGCGCGATCCCGGAGATGGCGTTCACACGCGAGGCGATGATACTTGCCCACGAGGACGCCACGCCCGCGGGCCACCTTCCGGGCGTACGCGTCGATGGGATGCATGGCGCCTCAGTTCACGGGCGATCCCTCGGGCACAACCGGGGGCGCGTCGAATTCCGAGAACGCGTCCCCCTCCGGTCCGGGTCCCGATCCCTCGACCATCTTCACGCGCGAGCGACTCGACGGCGTCAACCCGAGTTCGGGCCAGAGCTTGTTACAGTTCGCGAGGGCCTTCGTCGCGATCGGGAGGAAGGGATTCGTGATCGGGTATCCACTCGGCGCCTTGACGACGAGCCCGAGGATCTTCACTTGCGCCATCGCGTCGAGATACCGCGCCCACTCCAGGCACACCGCGATCAACGCGGCGCGATCGGCGTGCGTGATCTGTTTGCACGCCCGGAGCATCGGCGCGAGTCGCCTCCATTCCGCGACCGCGATCGGGAACGCCTCGATCTCCGGCGGCGGCGTATCGAACGCCGGGTCGAGGGCGGGCGGTTGCGGTTCCGCGGTGTTGATCGGACGACGCCCCGCGTTGCCCTCCAAGATTTTTTGCGCCGTGGGTTTCGGTTTGCGCCCGCGCATTACAACCACCCCCGGATCGTGACCTCGGTCACGGCGATCGCGATCGCGTGATCGAAGTCCTTCGCCGCGTAGGGTCGCGCGAACTCCCGCCCGTCCCGCGACAACACTTGCACGGTCCAACGGAACGCGTGCGCGCCGGACGGTCCGCAACACACGGAGATCGTGAGCCCCGCGCGCCCGATCGCCTCCATCGTCTCGATCGACGTCGCATCAACGGGAAGAGAAGGATGTGTCATACGCTCGCGACCTTCACCGCGCGCGACCCGGTGAACGCCTCCCATCGATCGATCGTCACCTGGACGAATCGCGGGTCCAACTCGACGCCGCGACACACGCGCCCGATCGACTCCGCCACGATCAGCATCGTCCCCGATCCGAGGAACGGATCGACGATGAGTCCGTCCGGCGGTGTGAGTTTCCCGACGACCGGACGCACGACGTCGACCGGCTTCGGCGACGGATGCCCGCCGCGGTCCTCGCCGGTCACGGTCGACATCTCGATGTGGTCGCGCACGAGTTCCGGTCCGACATAGCGTCCCGGTCCCGGCTTCCGGAAGATCGCCGCGTGTTCACACGACTTGGCGAGGTACTCGGGAAAACCCGGCGGCGGGTTCGGCTTGACCCACGTGAACAAATTGAGCCACACGAGATCACACGCGAGGGCGACCCGCTCGATCGTGCCGATGCCCTGATAGGGTCCCCACGAGGCGAGGTACCCGCCTGGACGCACGACCGCGGCATATTCGCCGACCCACACCGCATCGAGGGTTGCATCCCACGGCGCCGTACGTTCGTCGATCGCGGTCCCCCCATAGAACCCCTTGCGCCGATCCGCGGCGTCCGCGTCGAGGGCGATCCCGTACGGCGGATCGCCCCACACCATCGCCGCCACGTCGCCTCGCATCAACCGGGCGCGGACCTCGGGATCGTGCGCGTTGCCACACGCGACGACGTGACGTCCGCACTCGAACACGTCGCCGGGTTGGATCGACGTGGCTCGAGGATCGGGCACCGCATCGGGATCGGTGCGCCCCTGTCGCGGGACCACGCCGAACACCGCCGCGAGTTCGCGCGTGTCGAAGAACGGGGCGAGGTCGAGCCCGTTGTCCCGGTCGATCTTCAGTTGCGTGGCGTTCCACTCCGCCAACTCCGCGGCGCGGTTGTCGTACATGGCGAGGGCGCGTTTCTGTTCGTCCGTGAGTCCCCGTCGACGGACCGCGATCAACTCGTCGCCCGCCGCGTCGACGATCCGGACCTTGGACAATCCCGCCGCGGTCGCCGCGTCGACGACGCCGTTTCCGGCGAGGACCTCATTCCGTTCGTCGATCACGATCGACCGCGCCGCGCCGACGCTCCGGAGCGACTCCGCGATCATCGCGCGGTTGCGCGCCGGATGACTCCGCCGGTTCTGCGGATCCGGTGTGAGGTCCGCGATCGTCGCCGTTGACTCGTCCATTACCCCCTCGTAAACGCCCCTCTAGCGGGTCACGATCCCGGACGCACTCACGGGCGATCCCGTCGCGATCGCCGCCTGGACTGGCGCCGACGCCCGCGTAACCGGAACCCCAAGGTGCATTAATGACCCGCGCCGCGCGTTGCACACCCGATGGGAGGCGCGCAGATTGGCATCGGTATCCGATCCCCCGTGTTCGAGCGGCACGACGTGATCGGCGGTCCCCCCGAGGCGGTCATTCGTCGGGATGCGTGGGTCGATCGTGCCGCCACATACCCAACACCGCCACTCGTCGCGATCACAGATACGCCGCCAACGACCGACTTCGCGCCGCCCTCCGACCGAGTGCAGTTTCGCGGACCGTAAGACGCTCGACCGCCTCCGCGAGACTCGGCGTTGTTCCGTGGGTCCGATCGGGAGGCGGAATTGCCGCCCTCGTGACGCATCAATCCGACGACGCCGCGCCCGTCGCTTGCGGAGCCCATCTTGGCGGAGACACCATCGGCAAACCCCTCGCGCGTTACGGGTCATCGGGCGGCGACACCGCGCGCACGGTTTGTATCGTCCCGGTTGCCCCTTAATCCGTTGTGGTTCGCACTCACGACAAGACAGAGGACGACGACCAAAACCGCTATACACGAAGGCCCGGCAACAGAATCGACACGTCGCTTCTCGTTGCGGCGGTCGTCGCCGGATTGGATTCGGATTCAATATCCGTCGCTCTGCCGCGCGGAGTCGTCGGTTGCGTCGTTTTTCTTCCCGTCGTCGGCATCGCTCAGAGCAATACACACGAGTGAGGCGTCCAGGCATCGGGATCGGCTTGCCGCAACTCAAACACACGAGTCGGACCCTCCCTTAATCGAAAAACGCGAATATTTGAACTTGCCGCCTGGCCGGTTCCGAGCACTGAAAAACTTACACACTTTTTCTACCCCCCACGGGCGCCGGGACGCGCCCCACTCGCGCACGTCGACGCGCGATCGTGTTCACGATCGCGATCGTGACGTCACGGAATCGCCAACGATCCAGTTGACGCCACCACGCGGATCAACCAAAGCAGTACGAGGATCACGACGATCGCGATCACGACTCGCTTGTAGGATCTCGGGCATGGGGATATACGAGGTTGCCAACCACAACGCGAACCCAATGACGACGAGGACGACAAGGATCGTTAGGATGCTCATGCGAGTGTGCCTCCCCCTCGACGAGTGACCACGACGGGACGGCGGACCCTCGCCCCTCGCCCGTCAACACGCTTGCCCTTGCGGGTATTGCACGACGTGCAGAGCGACTGATGGTTCCTGGGATCGAACATGGCACCGCCATCGGCCAACGAAAGAATGTGGTCGGTCACGGTCGCCGGGACCCTCCCCCCCTCCCGTGTACAGAACGAGTGCTCCCCGTGGAACGACCCGTCCCCCCGCTGCCCGCAGAATGGGAAGCGTCGGAGCCACGCCCGAGAGTACCGCCCCCACTCGGCGTCGTACCCCCTCTCGATCGCGGTGCCCCGCGCGCGGTCCTCCCGCCGGGCACACGCCCCGCATCGACGCCCACGATAGAGGCGGTGACACTGCGGACACGGGCGAGGGGGAGCAACCGCCATTTACTTGCCTCGACTCCACATCCAGGCGCCTGCCGTGCGGAACTCTCCATTGCAAACCGATCGCGCCATCCACGCGCATTCGATATAGGCGAGTCCGGACCACTCGCCGAGGGTCAACCACACGGGACGATTCGTACTGAGGCGGCGAGTATCCGCGTTCCTGAATACGGCGGTAAACGTTCCCATCGCATCCCGTAATCCGGGGATCCCGGAACTATTGATGCGTTGAGTCAACAGGATCTCCCACGTCATCACGTCCGCCAATCGACGCCCTCGACACGAGGCGCGAATCGCACCGCACGGAGCGATCACCGGCTTCGCTTTGCGAGGCATCCGAAACAACCCATCGCCGGATTGGTGGCATACACCGTGCGCCGACAACACAACCACGACACGAGGACCGCGCCGAGTTGGCGATCGTCGTACGAGGGACCGCCGGTCATACGCGCCGGACCTCGCGCCGGATCTCCGGATGATCGGCAAGCCACTCCGTGATCGCCCGTTGGACCGCGGACGCGAGACTATGCACGAGGCGTTCATAGTCGGCGGCGGTGTCGACCGTGTAGGGTTCCCCGCGCAAGATGTACTCGGCGAGGTGTGCCACGTCCGCGCCGTACTCGGTGGGCACGGTCACGACTCCAGGCGCCCACGTCCGCCGCGCGATACCGCCCCGCCTTTCTTCCCCGCGATTTGCGCCTCCCGTGAGGTCCACTCGTGCGCGGTGCCCTTGCGGTGTGCGGCGCGTCCGCCCATCGCGGCGATCGCGCGTTGCCGTTCCGGTGAGATCGCCGCGAATCCGCGTCGGAGTTTCGGTGTGTCGCTCATGATGCGTCCGTTCCTTTCCTGGATTCCCCTCGACGGCGGAAACCGGCCAGTTGCCCCGGATCCGCCGCGAGGGGACGACCGGCGATGGGCTCGTCCGCCCGCCGTCGATCGATCTTCACTCCGCGAACTTGATCCGCGTGCCGCCATCGCACACGAGGATCCGGTGATCGGGCCAGACGTCCCGGAGTGTCCGTTTGATCCGCGCGATCCCCTCTGCCGATAGCCGGTACTCGCACTCGACGACGATCACGGCGCGCGGGCGTGGTGCCGCCACGGTGACACGCGCCGCCTCGGGGAGGGCGGTCAACGCTGCAATCGCTTCACGTCGATTCATGGTGTGTCGCTCCGATGTGTGTGCGGTCCTCGACGATCACCGCGTCATCAGGAATGGCGTACGCGAACGTTTCGGCGTACTCGCCGTTTCGCTCGTCGCCCACGCGGAGGAACGTCCGGACGCCCCACACGAGGATCGGCGGATACCCGGTTGTGAACGGCGGGATCTCGACGCTCCCGACGTACGCCCCGGTCCCCGTGAACAATCGCGCGACCATGCGTGCCTCCCAAGCGTTCGCGGTTCCTGATGACGGTGCGGACGAAGTGCAACGCCTCGACGTGTCCGCGGGATCGGTCGTTCTGGCGTTGCCGCGCGATCATCGCGAGGGCGTCCCGGATCGCGCGTTTGAGTCCGCGGAGGACAACGGCGGGATCCGTCACGTCGTCGCCTCGATCGTCGTCGGTGGATCGTCAGCATCAATCAACGCCTCCAGTGGTGTTGTCGTCGCTGCCCGATGTCCATAGAGAACCGGAAACGCCTCGGTGCCTGGATTGAATTTCAATTGCTTCATCCGGCGACCCTCGCGAACGGCGTTCCACGCCTTGATCGAAAGACCGATCAATTCTTTCGGCAGGATCTTCCGCCGCGACGTTGAGTTAGCGATCAATTTTTCGCGGAATACGTGATAGGGATCACCGACGTGGAGATTTTCACCGGTCATAAGGGCGTCGAGGAACGCATCCGCGAGGTCCTCATCATCCTTCGCAAAAATCCGATGCAGGAATGCGGCGAGTCCCTTGCCTAATAACTTGCTCTTCGTTTTCTCGACCATGATCCGGACGCGATGAGCACTCTTCCGAATCGCCGGGTCCGTTTCCAGCATCGCCATCGCTTCCGCGTACGTCCCTGGATGCGATGTGCTCCAAGTGCCCGCCTCGAAATCCCATCGCGTGAGCCATTGCAACGCAGGGGCAAGAATCGCGGCATCCTGTTCTCGCCCTGTTTCGAGGACGTTCTTCAGGCTTCGTCGTGTACCGGAATCGATGTACTTGAACGCGGTCCGCGCGACTCCGTACGCGATCCACGCCTGAATCGGAATACCCGCGACTCCCACCGCGGCGAGTCGTGTTTGACCGTCGACTAAATCGCGCCCACGTTGCCCCGTTACACTCGTCCGCATGGTGCGCTCAAATTTGAGCGTGTCTCCGGTGTCCGGGTACCAACGTCCCGCCGTGATGTCCCCCGCAATGCGCCGTACGTTGGCACTGTTCCGTTTGCGGTTGATGATGTCCCCGTTGAGAACGGCGTTGTCATGTTCTTCGATGAGGCGTCGTGCGATCTCGGGCGTGATCGTTTCAAATTCGAAGGTCAAAGTTCCCATTGGTTGTCGCTCCCTCTATCGTTCCAATTGCCCGCGCGCGGCGGCGGCGCGGAGTTGTTGGTTAACGTGCGGATGCATCGTCCCGTTCGGCATCACGTAAACCCACGCGCCGCACGCCGGGCACTCGCCGATCGCGACGTCGCGTTCCCGGCGTGATCCGTCCGCCGCGCGATGCTCGACGCGCAACGCCCGCGGCACGCGCCCCGCGCATCGGTGCGCCATCCTCATTCGATCCTCGCCATCGAGATCATGACGACCATCAACAACACGAGGAGCGTCAACGCGAGGATCACGGCGACGACGGTGCAACACGTGCGCGCGAACGATCGCGGCGCGGAGGACGACACGGGATTCGTCATCGGCGATTCCCTCAGTGCGTCTTATCCGCGGACGCTGCGCGCGGTGCGCGTGGTTTCGAGGCGGGCGGGTCCGGCGCGTCGAGGTCCTCGAACAACGGCGGGCGAATCTCCGTGAGCGTCACGTACGCGACCCGGTGTTCCCACGCGGTGATGAGATCCCCGAGGTCGCGCACATCGCCGCGCGCGATCACGTGGCGCGTCGTGAACTCCAACGCGAGATCGCGGAGGTTTGGTTTCGGACGCCACACGCGGATCGTTTCGATCGTCGCGTCCTGGAGCGTGGCGACCCTCTCCGGCATGTCCGGCGCCGAGTAGAGATCCACGGCGTAATGCGCCTCGGGCGGTGTGAACCGCACGTCGTTCACGTCCCACACCGGGAGCCCGTCGACGCCGAAGCAATGATGCGCGACCGGGACGCCGATGATCGCCCGGGCGAGATCGAGGGCGAGGAGTTTCACGCGGAACGTCGTCGTACACGCGCGGACCGTCGACTCGTCCGCGTCCTCGTCGTCGTTGTCCTCGATTGCCAATCCGATCTTGCGAACAAGAACCGGGACCGCCGCCATCTTGAACATGGTCGAATCACTCCAATCCACGCGCCGAGAACGCTTCGCGCAACGTCGCGATCGCGGCGCCACTCTTGACCATCGGTGTCGTCGCGCGGATCACGAGCCATCCGAGGATCGCCGCGCGGTTGTATTTTTCGGCGTCGTTTTCGAGTCCCTCGCCCGTGTTGTGGCGCCCGCCGAGGCGGACCGGTGTGCCCTTGGCGATCGGGATCGACACGCCGCCGCGCCGCTCGTAGCCACTCGTGATGACGATGTAGCGTCCGTACGTCCCGCCCTCAATCTCGAGGGCGATCCGCCACGGGATCCACGCGTAGTCGAAGGCCCATCGCCGCGGCGGCGCGAACTGAAACTCCGGTTCCCACACCGGGAACCCGGCGAGCTTCATCGCGTCCTCGATCGGCGGTTGCGCCGGTTGCCGGACGGGCGCCGTGGCGAATAGCGCCGACTGTCCCGAGGCGCGACGACGACGCGTGGTCATCCCTGGACCTCGGGATCGTCGAGTGTGCCTGGCAACGTGTGCCCGTCGTACCACGCCTCGACCGCGCGTTGGATCGCGATCGCGAGCGACTCGACCCGCCGTTCGTGTTCCGCCTCGGAGGTGCGCTCGTCGGCGAGAAAATGTTCCGCGAGTGCTTCACTCTGCGGGTCCCACATCTCGTCGTGATTCCGTTGCGTCGTCATTCACGCCCCCATCGCACGACGTCAAGACCGTGGATCGACAGACCGTGATCGCCCTCGTGCCCCGCGGGGCGATTGCACACGAGCGGGGACCGTCCCGAAACTGGCTTGGAGTTGCCGCACACGGTCGAGGGCGTCGAGGCGCGCGCGATCGTCGCGATCGACGTGAGGTCCGCCGGTCCGCGTGACCGCGGGAGATCCGGGAACGGGTTCGGCGCCTCGCGTGGCGGCGCCGTTGACGGGCGCGCCGCCGGATGCCTCCGGATGTGGCGGACGGAGTTCGCGACGAGATCGATCACGCGGTACACGTC